GGATTAAGTTTGTTAGTGGCTATTTCTGCAATTACTCCAGCAGTTAATGATCTTGTCATTACAGTACCTCTATTAAATCAATTTCGTATTGGAAATAGTTTTCTGTACCGATAGTAAATTCTTGAATATCTCCTGTAAGTCCAACTGTAAAATCTACATTGTCATAAATGATTACTGCATTGTCAGCTACATTTGCTCTTAATGGTGGTTCAAAAGTTAATGTTCCTGCACCAGAACCATTAGATGATACATCTGCTACGCACATATAAACTTTATTCTGTCCAGTAAATCTAAAGAAGTCTCCAGCTTTAAGTACACCAGTTAAATTGTTTCCCATACCATCTATTGAGCATGAAGTAACACCAGCACTAATAGCACCAGCAACAGATATAACTGTACTAGCAGAACCTTGTGCATCATCAATAGTTGGTGGAGTATATTGGAATGATTCCATTTGTGATCTTTGTTTCATTATAAAAGCAAGTATAGGTGCAAATTGGCTTCTAGTCATAACTGGGAATCTAAGTCTTAATCTAAATTTCTGTCCATCAATTTGTCTTGCTTGTCGTCTGCCAGATGCAGTTGTGGTTACAATAGTGTTCTGATTAGAACTGATTGCTACATCTCTAGGTGCTGGACTTGCTGGGAATGTGCCACTCATACAATATTAGACTTTCCTTTTTGATTAGCACCTTGATTAACTAAGTTAATTATAGTTGCTCTATTATCAATTAATAATTCTTTAATACCTCTAACATCATTTGCTTGAATATTAAATGTTATATTCATTCCATTACCCATATCGTGATTAGGAATAATAGTTCCATTTGTATTTGGTACAAATAATTCTCTACCACGTTCTCCAACTGTAATTGGCATACCACCTCTAACAGAACCACCTTCTGCCATTCCTACATAAGTATCTGGTATTCCACCAATGTCAGGATTAAATCCACCACCACCACTAAATAAACTAGTTCCAAAACTTAATAACGAACTAAAAAAACCACCACCACTATCACCACCGATAGCTTGTCGTTGTGCTAATAAAGCATTTTGTTTTGAAATTTCTAGTGTTTGTAATTTTAGACCAGCTAATTTTAATCCTTCTCTAATTAATATTTCAATTTGAGTTGCTAGTATATTTACTAAAGCATTTTGTACTGCAGATTTTAAAGCTTCACCTAAAGATTTTCCTAAAACAATAGATTGTGCAATACCTTTTGAAAAATCTTTTATACCTTGATTAAGTGTTTGTACTACTACATCAGATGTTTTTTTAAGTTGATCTAAAGCTTCTGTATTAATTCTTCCAAACTTTTCAATAATCTCATCTAATAAGCTTACTTGTTTTTCTAAACCAGTATTAGTATTGTTAATAAGTTCATTCTTTTGTTGATTTTTTTCATTAATAGATTGTGTCTTTACGTCTATTTGATCTAAGAAATCTTTTATAACTCCATAAGCACCAGATTGTTTATTTAATTCACTTGTGTTCTTTTCTAAGAAGAACTTTTGATCGCCAAATTGTTCTACAAATTTTCTTTGTTGATCTAGTAATGAACCAAGTGCTAATGCTATTAATTTTCCACCAGTACCTAATAATAAAAATCCTATAACTCCCAGTTCTCTAACACCACTTGGAAGTGCATCTAAAGCTTTTAATAATCCTTCAATTCCACTTGCTACAAATTTAAATATAGGTGCAACAGCATCAATAATTAAACCAGTTCCTAATAATAAACCTTTTATTGCTCGTGTTAATTCTTCTCCGAATGATGTAGCAAACTTTTGTAATGTTGCACTATTCTTATCTAAGTTGTCATTTATAACTGATAACCCTGCACTTATAAAATTAAAGAAACCACCTTTATTAATATCGTTTTGAAATTTAACAAATGAATTAGTGATCTTAGTTAATGTTCCTTGAAATGTATTTGATAAAACATTAGAAGCTTGTGCAAATCTACCACCACTTCCAAATACTCTAACAAATGCTTCTTCAGTAGCAAATGCACTTACATCAGCACCTTTTGAAAACCCTAATAAACTTGCAACACCTTTATCTTGAAAAAGTCTTGCTGAGTTAATTCCTTTAGTGAAAGCTTTTGATATTTGTTCAGCAGAAGTTTGAAAATCTAATCCAGTTATTGCAGATACGTTACCAACTATTTGTAAGTTTCTTGCTAGTTCTTCTGAGTCTTTTGATACTACTGCTAAATTACCAGCAGATGAAATAATGTCTTGAAATGCAAATGGTGATTTACTTGCAAAAGAATTTAATGTTTTAAATGCCTGAGAACCTTTTTCTACTGAACCAAATAAGAATGATAATTTGTTTTCTGTTAATTCAGCTTCACTTCCTACTTTAGCTAAACCTCTTAAAGCTACTCCACCACCTAGACCAATTAAAGCATTTCTTAAATTAAATATTGAGTTTTTAACTTCTGTAAAAGCTTTTGTAGCATTGTCTATAACATTAAGTTTTATGTTTAGTTGCTGATCTGCCATAGTGTAGTTTTTCTTTTTCTGCCTTCACTTTAAAGTAAGCTATCCAATAATAAAATTCATCTTGTGTCATAAGACAAATTTCTTCCATACTTTTGTTTAATTCCTGACCAAGAGCAAGTATAGAATATAACTCCGTATCAGATCTTACTTTTTTTCAGCTTCCTCGTAAGAAACACCATTCAACATTTCTGTTGATACTCTAGCTATAACATTTGCATCAGCATTATTCAATAATGTTAGCTTGTCATCTAGCTTAAATATTTTATTTCCTTCTGAGTCTTTTGCTTTTAAAACGATTGCATCTACTAATACTCCTAGATCATCATTCTTAGCACCTTTGAATAGGTTTCTTTTTTCACCAAGTGTAAATGGTGAGCAATATATTATTAAAGGTTTGCCTTCCTCGCCCCACTCAGCAACCTCAATCTTTTTAATGCCTAAAGATTCAAATTGTGCCTTCACTCTATCTATTACGTTCATATCTTCCTTTTCTAATTAATAATTAATTACGCAGTTCCAAGTGTTATTGCACCTGTTCCTGTAAATGTTATTTCAGCTTCTACCATTCCATCAAAAGATGCTGATATGTTACTACCTGTAATGATTGCATCACCATAGTAATACTTGTCGCCTGAACTTGCACCTTCTGGGTACACTTTCAAAGCTATTGATGTTCCTAGAACTAAAAGTAATTGACCTGCATCAGCTTCATCAAAAAATAATGATGCTGAACCTGACCAACCTTTTAAAGCAGATTTATATGTTCTGCTAGTATCACCCATTTGAGTATCTTCAATAGTGTCAGCAGTTTGCTCTAAAGAGTAACTTCTAAGTTCGCCTACTGTTGTTGTTGCTACTTTTATAGTTCCTTCTGAACCAGTATGAGTTGCCATGTTTGTTTTCCTTGTTTAGTTAATGTTAAGGTGTGCCAGATGTATATTGGTACATAACTCGCACCACCATTCTGATACCACCTATTGGGAACAAAACTCCTTCATCAGTAGATACTTCTACTACTTGAGTTTGTTTTGCATACCCACCTCGTGTTCTATCAGAATTTAATCTAGTTTCAATCGTAGTGATTAACTCATTACGTTTTGTATCAATATTTGTTGTAGTTCCTTTTACATATCCAACAATTACAAAGTCAGCAGTTGCTTGTCTTGTAATAGTGCTTGATGTCATTGTTTCATCTGATCTAACTTCATTACCAGATTGCACAAAACAAGCTGGATATTGTTGTTCAGATAATTCATCTACGTTAAATGGTTCTCTTGTAACCTTCTTTAAAGTTATTGGAGATGTGCCAGTTGAAATTGCTGTTACTATATTTCCTGCTATATCTTCTCGTTTACTCATATCTTACTAAGTTTTTTATATGTTTGCATAAATACATTCATTACTGGTTGAATCTCTCTTGCACCAATAGCAAAGAATTTACGTTTCTTTTGGTTACCTAAAGCTTTAACATTTTGGAACTTATTAGCAAAATAAATAATAGCTTGTGTTGGTTGTGATCTTTGAGTTATGTTTGATAACATTTGACCAGAAAAATTTAAGTCAGGATATTGTGTTTGTCGCCCAGCTTGTTGTCTAAATGTTTTGTAAGCTTCTGTATATGGTGGGAATGAATTACCATCTGCACTCATTCCTCTTGCTGTTCTTTGTTTGATTAAACCCATTAAGAACTCAGCAGTTCTACCTAATGCAGTCTTAACTATTAAAGGTTGTTCTCTTACTTGTTTTTCAAAGTTTCTAGCAACTTGTAAAGAATTATCTTCAACAGTAATCTTCATCTAATTAGTTTAAGTCTATGATAAGGTGCTTTTTCAGCATCTTGAACTGTGTTGCTGTCATCAGCATCATATTCAACACCATCTCTTAGTATAGATTCAAATTCATCAGCATACATTTGTTTATAATGTTTCATCATAACTTGGAATCTATCTAGGTTATCGTTTGAGTTAAATTTAGTTAATTGTGGACAAGCATAAAAACCTATTACTCTAAATACACTTAGTCTTTTAAACTGTGAATCAGTTAATA